ATACCAACTGGCTCGGCAGATAACTCCAAAGATGGTATGGCTATTTTAGGAGACCATATATGGCAACAAATACATTTCAAGGAATCGTAAGATCCTATGGCGGTGCTGATAAAGGCGATGGAGTTACTCCAGGCGTTGTTACTTTGTCAGAAACCATTTCTTTTAGCCCAACAGCTACAGGTGCTACCAACGTAAGAATTGGAACATCTTCTTCAGCAGGAGAGATCTTTACTCTTCCAGCCGGAGCAGTTCCTATTTCATTCTTATCTTTAGGCGGTGCAGCTGGTGGTACTAACCCAACTGTAGATATCGGTTCATCTGCTGATCCTGATGGATTCTTCAACGAAGTTGATGCTGATACTAAAGGCGTTTTAAAAGGTGCTGATGGTGCGTTGGTACTAGGAACTGGTATTACTGCTCAAACAACTGTAACAGCTAACGTTGGAGCTTCAGCAGCTACTAGCGGAACCGTAACAGGTATCTTTACTTATACTGTTTACAACAACGGCGCTGAGTCAGTTTAACGGGAGTAAATAATGGCAGGTAGAATTGTAGGATCTGATGTCAAAACAGCTACGACTGCTACTGGTGCAACTGGTGGAGCAGCTTTAGTTTCTGGTAGATCCAGACTAAGAGGCTACATTATTGCAGGTGGAGCTGCCGATGGAACCGTTACTTTTAGAAACGGAACTGTTACAGGCTCAACTTTATTAATTGCTCCTTGCAACGCTAACGATACCGAAACTTTAAATATCCCTGATTCAGGAGTTTTATTTGAAGACGGTATTCACGTTGTATTAAGTAATATAGACAGAGTAACTGTTTTTCATTCATAAGTTATGGCTCAGGAAGTATCATCAATTACAAGGGTTGGTACTACTGAGCCTTTTGAATTACAAGTAGCAAGAGGACAAATTGGTTTTCACGAAAGCGTACACAAGTTTGGTTTTAATTCTGCTGTCGACACCAGTTTAACAACCGTATGGCTTCAAGGTGGTTTATATTCATATTTAGGTTCAGCTTCAACTCTTTATATATCTAGCTCTTCTGCTAATGATACAGCAGCAGGTACTGGTGCAAGAACTGTAACCGTTAGTGGGCTAGACAATAATTTTGATGTAAAAGTAGAAACTGTAAGTTTAGATGGTCAAACAGGCGTTGAATTAAATGGCAGCACTTGGTTTAGAGTTAATAGAATTGTGGTAAATACTGCTGGTACTGGCGGTGGTAATGCTGGTGTTTTATATGTGGGAACAGAAGCGACACCTTCAGGTGGAGTGCCTACCAATAAATACGCTACAGTAGGTATAGGTGACAATCAAACTCTGATGATGACCTATACTATACCTAGAGGTTATACTGCCTATATTACTCAAAAGGATGTATCAGCATCTTCTTCAGCAGGTAAGTTCGCAATTTTAAGTTTAGTGGCTAGACCGTATGGAGGAGTCTTTAATGTAAAAGACAGAGTCTTATCAAGTTCAGGATATAGTACGATTGAATATCCTTACCCTGTAAAACTTACTGAAAAAACAGATGTAGAAGTTAGAGCTCAAGCAGACTCAGCAGGAGGAACGGTTACCGTTTCTGCTGCTTTAGATATATTATTAATACAAAATAGACCTTATCCTGAGTAATTATGGCAAGTAAAAAAGATCCAAGATTAGCAAGAGCAGGAGTTAGCGGATATAACAAACCAAAAAGAACTCCAAGTCATCCAACAAAGTCACATGTTGTTGTTGCAAGATCTGGTGGAAAAATAAAAACCATAAGATTTGGACAGCAAGGAAAAAAAGTTGGATCATTGACAGGAACAGCAGGAAAACCTAAAGCTGGTGAATCTGCTAGAATGAAAGCAAAGAGAAAGTCTTTTAAAGCAAGACACAGAAAGAACATTAAGAAAGGTCCAATGTCAGCAGCATATTGGGCTGACAAGGTAAAATGGTAATATGGCACTATCAGGTAGCACAGATTTTCAACCAAACGTAGCTGAGTTCGTAGAAGAAGCATTTGAAAGATGCGGCCTAGAACTTAGAACTGGTTATGATTTAAAAACAGCAAGAAGGTCTGTAAATCTAATGCTTGCTGAATGGGCTAATCGTGGCTTAAACCAATGGACAATAGAACAAGCTACTCAAACTGTTACTCAAGGAACAAATGATTATTCTTTGAATTCTAATGTTATAGATATATTGGATTGTTCTCTTAGAAGAACTGTAAGCGGAACTACCACTGATTTACAAATGTCTAGAATTAGTAGAAGCGAATATTTAAATATTCCAAATAAAGCAACTCAATCTAGACCCTCTCAATTCTTTTTAGATAAGTTAACAACCCCGGTGCTAAAGATATGGCCAGCACCTGAAAACTCAACAGATATATTAGTGTTTAATAAATTAGTAAGAATGGATGATGCAGATGCTGCAACTAATACTATGGACATGCCGTTTAGATTTTATCCTTGCTTTGTTGCTGGGTTGGCTTATTACATTTCTATGAAAAAAGCTCCAGACAGAACTGGAATGTTAAAACAAATATATGAAGAAGAATTTGAAAGAGCTATGTCTCAAGATGAAGACAGGGCTTCTTTTAGAATTGCTCCATATTTAAGAAACGGATATTAGCATGGCATATGCTTCAGCCAAATACGCAAAGGCAATGTGTGATCGTTGTGGATTTGAATATAAGCTTTTGCAATTAAGAGAAGAGTGGAATGGTTTAAAAGTCTGCTCAGAATGCTATGAACCAAAACATCCACAACTTGAACCATTACCTCACGTTATAGACCCAGAAGCATTATACAATCCAAGACCAGATAACGACAAAGAAGTTGGCGAAGGTTATGTTACTAGTAATAACGATAAAATTATTAGCAGTCCTATACCGGGCTATAGGATGACAGGTTCTGTAGGTGAGGTTACAATTACTACATCATGACTTTAGCTGAATTAAAAACAATTATTCAAGATTACGTTCAAAACACTGAAACAACTTTTGTCAATACTTTAGACGATATGATTTTAAATGTTGAAGAAAGAATATTTGAAATAGTTCAGTTTGATTTTTTTAGAAAAAATGTTACTGGTAATTTAACCACTGGTAATACTTATTTAACAGCGCCATCCGATTATCAATTAAGTTTTTCTTTAGCAGTGATTGATAGCGATGGAGCTTATACTTATCTAGATAAGAAACACCCAAGTTTTATGCGTGAATACAACGCAGATCCAACAGACGTGGCCGCTAGAGGAATGCCTTTGTATTACGGTGATTTTGATAAAGAGCTCTCTACAGGCTCTGACAATGGCTCTACATTGATTGTAGCCCCGGTTCCTGATGCAGATTACGATGTTGAGTTACATTATCTTTACAAACCAGCAAGTTTAACATCTCAAACATCTGGAACTTGGTTAAGTCAAAACGCTAGAAATGCTATGATTTATGGATCATTAGCTGAAGCCTATACTTTTATGAAGGGTGATGCTGATATGATGGGTTTGTATGAAGGAAGATTTCAACAAGAAATAACAAGGCTTAAAAACAAAGCTGAAGCAAGAGGAAGAAGAGACGAATATAGATACGACTCATTAAGATTACCGGTTACATAAGGAGAGAGAAATGAAACCAATTAAAAAGCTGGAAGGCAAAACTATAGCTATTGTCGGCATGGGCAAAAGCTGGTTTGACTATAATTTAGCAAAATCACATGGCTCACACTTTGACGAAGTATGGGCAATAAATTCAGTAGCATCTGTTATATATCACGATAGAGTATTTATGTTAGATCCAGCATCTAGATTTTTAGATACTGATGATGCTGGCGGTCAAACCGATAGTATGGCCAAACTACTCCAAGAACATGAAGGTCCAATATATACCTGCGAATTAGATGATAGATGTCCAGGCCTAGTTGAATATCCAATAGATGAAGTATTGGCTGGATGTGGATCGCATTATCTTAATAATACAGTTGCCTTTGCTGTAGCTTTTGCTGTATGGAATAAAGTTGGAAAAATAAAAATGTTTGGTATAGATTTTAGTTATAAAGGTAATTTGCATTTTGCTGAATCTGGTAGGGCATGCGTAGAGTTTTGGTTGAGTAAAGCTATGTTTAACGGTATTCAAGTTGAGGTAGCAGCGACAAGTGGATTGCTTGATACAAACGTTCCTGCAAATGAAAAACTTTACGGATATCACAGGCTTGCAGATCCTTTGGTTGTAATTGCAGATGAAAAAGGTGTTTTGATAGCAAAAAAACAAAGTCAAGTTATGCAATAC